TTGAAGATTGTGAAATAAAATTATTGGAGGTTAAAAATGTTAACTAGGGAAAAATTAGAAGAAAAATTAGATAAAAGTAATAAGGTTTGTATTATTACTGTGTGTGTATTGCCGGGCGGTGCAGTTGAAACGCTTGTTAATTATCAGAATTTACATGAAAAAAGAAATTATCTTTTGAACGCTTATGATGACAATTTAAAATTAAAGACAATGCCAGAAATTAAACTATTGGATTGTATAGTTATTTCTGAATTAGATATTTAAATTAACTTGTTTAAAATTTATACCTTCCATACATAAACTAGTATTAAATTCAAGAATCATATTTTTTATAGCAAGTTTATTTCTATCATAACAAATAGACTCTATAACTAAATATGGTTCTTTTTTTGTCCTGTAAATTAGTTTTAATTCCAAGGGTGTTAATACTTTGAAAATAGTGAAAAAATCACAATCAAAAATATTTTCCCATTTTCCTCTCAACATAAAATTGTATTCATTCTTTTTAACATTATACTTTTTAATCATTTTCATTCCCTCCATTAATGCTATAGTATACTATATATTATAAAGGAGTGTGTAAATAATGGATATAATCAAAGTAGATATTGATAAATTGAACCCGGCAAAATATAACCCTAGGAAAGAATTAAAACCTGGGGATTTAGAATATGAAAAAATAAAAGAATCCATCATAAAATATGGATGTGTTCAACCGATCATTATCAATAATGATAATACAATAATATCAGGGCATCAGCGGTTAACAGTATTAAAAGATTTAGGCCATAACACAGCTGATTGTGTAATTATGGTATTGTCCAAAAAAGAAGAGAAAAAATTAAATATTGCAATGAATAAGATATCAGGAAGTTGGGACAATAGAAAGTTAACTGAGTTATTAAAAGAATTTAAAGAGGAAGATTATAATTTAATAGGATTTGGAACGGAAGAAATTAACGACTTATTCGCTGAAGCAGAAAAGGAACTGAAAAAAGAAAAAAAAGAGGAGTCATTTAATTTAGAAAAGGAATTAGAAAAAATAGAAGAACCAAAAACACAAAAAGGGGATATCTATAAATTAGGTGAAAATCTTTTAATGTGCGGTGATAGCTATAATTTAGATGATATCAAAAAGCTAATTGGAGAAAATAAAATTGATATGATGTTTACGGATCCACCATATAAAATGAGGGAACATGGTGCCGGATGTTTTAAGAAAACAACAGAAAATTTAAAGAAGAGAATAGAAAAACTAATTGATTTTAAAGTATCTGATATAAACCATTTTACTAATCTAGATATAAATACCTTTTATATATTTACTTCAAAAGAAAATATAAAAGATTATTTGAATTTATTTGATGGATATATATTTAATATTCTGGTTTGGTGCAAAACAAATCAAACACCATTTACAAACAATACTTTTATTCCTGATACTGAATATCTTTTATATTTTGCAACAAAAAATAGGATTTGGAATAATAAATTAAAGCCTTATGATGTCTATAAAAAATATTATGTAAGCAGTATAGCGGAAGGGCGAAAAGATTCGGGCGACCTGCATCCAACTATGAAACCTATTGATTTAATTGAAAATAGAATAAGGATATCATCACAAGAAAACGGGATAGTTTTAGACCTATTTGGTGGGTCTGGAAGCACATTAATAGCTGCAGAAAAAACAAAAAGAAGATGTTTTTTAATGGAGATAGAACCCATGTATTGTGATGTAATTATTAAAAGATATGAATCATTTACAGGGAACAAAGCGTTAAAAATGGGGTGAAGCAATGGGTCGGAACAGTAAATATGAAACACAGGTAAAACCATTTTTTAGCAAAATTAAATTAATGGCAGCTCAAGGTTATACAGACCATGATATCTATACAAAATTAAATATTTCAAAAGATTCATTTTATGAATATAAAAAAAATTTTCCCGAATTTTCCGACCTTTTTACAGCAGCTGAAATTGAACTAGTAGAAATTGCCAAACAATCGTTATTAAAAAAATTGGCCGGGTTCGAATATGACGAGATAAAAACAGAAGTAACAAAAGGGTTAGTCGATATCTCAAAAGTGTCAAGGACTAAAAAATTCATACCACCTGATACCAGAGCAATAGAATTTTTTCTTTGTTCCAGAGATAAAAGCGGTGGATGGACTAGGGTAGATAAAAAAGAAGAAATAATAGACGAGTTTGACGATGAATTTTATGATTTGGATAATATAAAACTAGTGCCACACTTCGAAAAATGGTTTAATGAAGAATACGACAAACATTTATTTAGTATTTTAAAAGGTGGTAGGGGTTCCGGAAAATCGACAAGTGCAGCTCGGCGGTATGTAAAAGACATTTTAAAATATCCAATTAACATTCTGGTTATGCGTAAAAATCATAATACAATATCAACAAGCGTATATGAGGAATTGGTTCAGGCTATAAATGATTTAGGGGTGCGTGATGAATTTCGCTGTGTTGGGGGCGATAAACCATCTATTAGGCGAATCAGAACCGGGCAAAGATTTATATTTGTTGGAGGAGCAGAACCGGAGAAAATTAAATCTATTAAAACTTCAAAATTTCCTATTGCTAGACTTTGGATTGAAGAACTTGTGGAATTTAGAAGTTATGAAGAAGTAAAAGTAATAATTGATAGTATAGTAAGGGCAAAATTACCGGAGGGTCTTACATATCATATTATATTTACTTATAATCCACCAAAAAGAAAAGCTCATTGGTGTAATAAATTATATAATACTCAGTTTATTCCAGAGAACACATGTATTGACCACTCAACAAGCTTTGTAAACCCTTATTTATCAACAGATTTTTTAGAAGAAGCTGACAACGTAAAGGCTAAAAATGAGGCAAGATGGCGATGGAATTATGGAGGTGAGGCAATCGGCGGTGGTATTGTCCCATTTTCAAATTTGGAATTTAGGCCAATAACAGACGTTGAAATACTTAGATTTGACAATATATGTCAGGGTATCGATTGGGGATTCGCTGCAGATCCTTTATGTTTTTTGCGTGGTTACTTTGATAAGACGAGATTTATTTTATATATTTATGCAGAAATATATCAAGTAAAAATGTCAAATAAAATTTTAGCAGAAAAAATAATTGAAAGAAGATATAATGATTATGTAATAATTGCCGATTCAGAGGATCCGAAAAGTATTGACGATGTAAAAAGTTATGGTATCAGATGCCGGGGGGCAAAAAAAGGTCCCGGAAGTGTAGAACATGGTTTGGAGTGGTTGGATTCTTTAGAAGCCATTATAATTGATCCGGAAAGATGTCCAAATACCGCAAAAGAATTTGAAGATATAGATTATCAGACAGACAAAGACGGTAATGTAATTTCAAAACTAGATGACAAAAACGATCATTCTATAGATTGCGCCCGGTACATGACGGAAGAATATCAATATAGTAAAAGAAAATTTTTTCCAAGTAGGAGGTAAAAAAAATGAGTCAAATAAATTTGATTTATGAAAGGCTAAGAGCTGAAAGTTCGATAACAGACGAGGCTATTCTTCGATCATTAATTGATTATGATTTGAATAGTGAAGAAAAAAAGAGGAAAATTGACGGAACAAACTATTATAACAATCAGAATACCGCTATTTTAGAAAAGAAATCAAAAGAATTTAAAATAATTAAAGAGCATCGGGTGCCAACTGGATTCTATAAAGAAATAGTTGACCAAATTGTAAGTTATTGTGTAGGGAAAGAAATAATAATTGAAAACTTGAATGATGATAAAATCCTTGATATTAATGATTTTATTTATGATTTGTATTTAGAAGCTAGGAAAAAGGGTATATCATGGCTTTATATGTATATTGACCGAAAAGGCAATTTAAACTATAAAATCATTGATAGTATTGAAATAATTCCGATATACGACACAGAGTTTGAAGATGAATTATTACAAATAATAAGATATTATAAAATGTTGGTTGTGGAGAATGACCAAGAATATTTTAGATATAAAGTTGAAGTATATGATAAAGAAAAAGTAAGTTATTACATGGAAAATGAAAAGGGTGAATTTTACTTTGACTTAGCAATTCAAAGTAACCCGATTTTTTATAATTCAAATAAGTTTATGAGTCTTGGAAAGACTTCTAGAATAGAAAATTTTGGCTGGGGTGCTGTTCCTTTTATTCCACTCAGAAACAACAAACAAGACTTATATGATTTACAAGTTATAAAAGGTCATATTGACTTATTTGACGAGTTAATAAGTGGTTTTGCTAATAATATAGAACTATTTCAAGAAGCTATATTAAAAGTAAAAGATAGAGGGGCGCAAGATTGGGAGGAATTTTGGCTACAATTAAAAAAATATGGTATTATCACTTGTGATGATGTATCGGCGGTCGGGGATATCGATTTTTTGAGGGTAGATATACCATATGAAGCAAGAGAATGTTTTATTAATATAATTAGAGACCTAATATATGAAACGGCGCAAGCGGTAGATACAAGAAAATTAAGTGAGGGTAACATCACTAATGTTGTTATAAAATCCAGATACGCCAATTTAGATTTAAAAGCCGATGCAGGTATTAGGCAATTAAAAACTTTTATTTATAATTTATATGAGTTTGTAAATATTTATAAAAAAATTAAAAATAAACCTTTAGAAGATGTTGAAAACCTAAAAGCAATCTTTAATAAGAAAATGATTTTTAATGACTCAGAAATAATTGAAAGTATAGTAAAAAGTGATGGTATCATTTCAAAGAAAACTAATATTTCAAATCATCCATATGTAACAAATATAGATGATGAACTTGAGCAAATTGAAGAGGAAGAGTTACAGTATAAAGATAATGAACCAGAACCAGACGAAGCCAATGAGCTAGAGGTGGTATAAATGATTTATATAATAGTGGTAATAGTATTTTTATATATAATTGACATAATTCTACATTTAAAAGTTTATGGTAAAAAAAGGGAAGAACCTGAGGAGGTAAAAGAAGTTGAAAATGAAGTTGAAAATGAATATACCTGTTTTATCTGTCAAAAAAAGTTTTTATCCTGCATAAATTATAATAAAAATAGGGCTTTATGTGGAGAAGATTGCAAAAGGCTATATTTAAAGGGTGGGTTTAAATGACAAAGAAACAAATTGAAAAACTTTATACTAGTTTAGCAGATGAATTGGAAGTTGTTTTAAATGGTTTTGAAGGTAAAAAAATGACACAGGCAAAAAAGATAAAAGCCTTGGATATAGAAATAAAAAAAAGTGTTAATAAAACTTATGGAAAATTATCGACTCAGTTAATCAAAGATTTAGAAAAAATAAGTGATAAGTCTTATTTAAAAGCATTGATTAACGTAAAAAAAACTAGTACTATAAAAGAGGAAGCTCAGAAACTAGCAAGTATAATTACTAATAGAAAAGTAGCCGGCAAAACAATATCTAAAAGATTATTTGTAAATTTTGAAAAAATAAAAAAAGATTGTCTAAAAATAGTAAAAACAGGGTTAGGAAGTGGACAGTCTTATAAAAAAATGGCCTCTGAAATTTCAAAAGTATGTAATATAGATAAAAACAGGGCGTTAAGAATAGCATGGACAGAAGGCCATAGAATAAAAGAGGAAGCAACAAGAAGAGGGTTTGACAGAAGCCGAGCTTTAGGGAATGAGTTTGATATTGAATGGATGGCAACAAAAGATTCTAGAACTAGACCATCACATGTTGCACTTGATGGTAAAAAGGCAGATAAAGACGGATATTTTTATTCAGGAGAATATAAAACTAAATACCCGGGTGGGTTCGGGGTAGCTAAAGAAGATATTCGCTGCCGGTGTACAATTGTAGCGGTTGACATTGCTGGATTAGATTTGGAATCATTATTTGGAATTTGAGTTTGAGTTTGAATTACTTAAAAAAATTCCTGATTTGGTGGAGGGTTACCACTTAAAAAACCTAAATCAGAAAAAAGGAGATTGAAAAAAATGGAATGGTTAAAGAATTTGTTAGGTGAAGATTTATACAATCAAGTATTACCCAAAATAGGTGATAAGAAGATCATAATAAATGATGGTTCTTATATACCTATCGCAAAATTTAACGAAGTAAATGAGGAAAAAAAGCTTTTAAAAGGGCAGGTCGAAGATTATAAGAAACAAAATATCGATACTGAAAAACTTTTAAATGAGCACACAGATTTAAAAAACAGTTATCAGGAACTTAGCACAAAACATAATAATGAAATTCAGTTAAAAGAAAAAGAAATAAAAGACATAACAAAAAAATCTTTTGCATTAAGAATGTTGAAAGATGAAGGGGCAGTATATGAAGATTTAATATTAAAAGCCTTGGATTTTGACTCTATTGAATTAGACGGGGAAACCCTTAAAAACTTTGATATAAAAGATATTAGGGCGAAATATCCAAGTATGTTTACTGAAAAAGTAACGACTGGAAATGTTAATCCAAATAGTCAAAACAATCAAAATAATTTAGGTGGTTCCCAAAAAGAAAAACTAATACAACAATATAACGAGTTTGAAAAAGCCGGTAATTTTGTTGGTATGCTTCAAATAAGTGAAGCAATTAAAAAAATTGAGTAGTAAGGAGTGTTATAAATGGCTTATACAGATAGAGAAGACCTTAATCAATTAGGTATGTTGTACCAAATTGGAAAAAAGAAATCTCCGTTTTTTAGTGCCTTGGGTGGTTTGAATGCAGGAAAGACCACGCCAAGTTTTATTTTCTCAGTTGGTCAAACATGGAGCGTAACGCCCGGCAATGTACCGATTAGTGAAGCGGATGCTGTTGGCGCACAAACTGCTGATACAAAGACCAGAACACATGATTTAAATACCTGTCAGATATTCCAAGAATGTTATGAAGTATCATACCCAAAACAGTCAACATATAATGAAGTTGTTATCAGTGCAGGAACAACAGGGACATCAAGTTTTGGAGACCAGCCGGTTACTAATGAACTGAACTTCCAAAAAGCAGCAGCAATGAAACAAATTGCCGGCGATGTTGATTATGCATTCATAAATGGAACATATATAAATTCTACAGGTGCGG